TTTCTACAACTGCACACAAGGAGTTGTGTTGAATGGCGAAAACATAAGATTCATTGGATGCAACTTCTCAGAAGTAACCAATGGTGTTGTTGTTGATGTTGATGCATCAGATGCAATGACAAAGAATATTCGTGTGGTGAGTTCAAACTTTGATGGCGTAGCAAGATCAGCAATTAAAGTACAAAGCACCAACGTGGGGACAATCACCAGTGTTATGAGTTCAATGAACTACTACGGTGATGTTGGCACAGCCTATGCAGGTGCCGGCAATGCAGCCTATCCTGTATTAAATTTTGAAGGTTCTGGCAACTACAGCACAGGTGACTTCTTTGAAAGATCAGAAGCAGACCATGCAGTACAACCAAGAGTGTATATTCAAAGTCGTGCGGTAAGCGTAGGGTTCAGCGCCAACACTGGTATCACACTAGGCATGCAAACACAATCACCTGCCAGAGTGTTAACATTGAATGCAAGTGCTAACCAAGCAAACACTGGCATAGTGTTCTCAGGCACAACCACATCTGCCACAGTGTCTTACTTCCTCAAGAGTGAAACTGCCAACGCATATCGCCAAGGCAAGATTGATATCATCAGACAAGGCACCAATGTTCAATACATTGATGAATACATAGAGTATCCAAATGCCACAACGTTTGTTTATCCTGGTCCTACTGGTGTAACCTTTGAAGTAACCAGCGTAAATGCGTCTACAGCGATACTAAGATACACCAATGGCTTGGCATCGACTGCTAATTTAACTTATTCTATTACCACTACAATTTAATAATAAGTACAGCATGTGGAAGTTATCAATGCCGGATCGTCTGGCCGCCTGGAAGCGTTTCAGGAATGAAATCGACGATATCACGTTCGAACGAGCTCTCGAGAATGTAGACAAGTTCTGGAGTAGGTGTCCTTTTACTCCCTTTTACCTTGAGCATAATAAACCGGAGTTGTGGCCAGATCCTTGGACCATGATAGCCGAGAATTGCTATTGCGATCTTGCAAAAGCATTGGGAATAGTGTACACTCTATATCTTAGTGCCCACAGAGATCATGATTATGCTCTGCGTGTGTACAAGCACAAGCAAAACCGTGGTTTATATAATTTAGTTTGGATTGACGATGGGAAATATGTTCTTAATTTGGAGCAGGGCGAAATCTTAAATAAAAAATCAATACCAAACGAGTTAGAACTATTAATCGAATATAACAGCAGTGAATTGAAGCTGGACCGCTATTGAAAAGTTAGAGGAATCAATGAGTCAAATACAAGTTACAAAAAGAAATGGTGCCAAGGAGCCACTCAACCTAGAAAAGCTACACAAGGTTGTGTTCTGGGCAACAGAAGGCATCACAGGCGTGAGTGCCAGCGAAGTAGAAATTAAAAGTCACATACAGTTTTACAACGGAATTAAAACTTCTGAAATACAAGAAACATTGATCAAGTCGGCAGCTGATTTGATCTGTGAAGAAACACCCAATTACCAATACGTGGCCGGCAGGCTGATTAACTACCATTTGCGTAAACAAGTCTATGGAGACTATGAACCATGGCCCCTGCTGGACCTTGTTCGCAAAAACGTGGAGTCTGGATTTTACGATGCAGGACTTCTCGCCGCTTATTCAGAAGAAGAGTGGGGCAAGATCAACAGTTATGTTCACCATGACCGTGATGAGCACTTGACCTACGTTGCCATGGAACAGATGCGTGGCAAGTATCTAGTACAGAATCGTGTAACAGGCGAAATACTAGAAACACCACAAATGGCTTATATCTTGATTGCAGCCACCTTGTTCCAGAACTATCCTAAGGAAACAAGGCTGACTTGGGTTAAGGATTATTATGACGCCATTTCTAATCACGATATCTCTTTGCCTACCCCTGTTATGGCTGGCGTACGAACACCGCAAAAACAATTCAGCAGTTGTGTTCTTATTGAGTCTGATGACAGCCTGGATAGCATCAATGCTACTGCATCATCTATAGTCAAGTATGTAAGTCAGAAAGCTGGCATTGGTATTGGCGCAGGACGTATCCGCGCACTAGGTTCACCTATTCGCAAGGGCGATGCTTATCACACAGGCGTGATCCCTTTCTACAAGCATTTCCAAACAGCCACACGTTCTTGCTCACAAGGCGGTGTACGCAATGGCGCGGCAACATTGTACTATCCTATTTGGCACTTGGAAGTTGAGGACCTGTTGGTTCTCAAGAACAACAAGGGCACAGAAGACAACCGTATCCGTCACATGGACTACGGTGTACAGTTTAACAAGCTGATGTACGAGCGTTTGTTAACTGGTGGTGACATCACATTGTTCTCACCACATGACATTCCTGAGATGTATGATGCATTCTTTAATGATCAGGATAAGTTTAGAGAGTTGTATGAACGTGCTGAACGCAATACCAAATTGCGTAAAAAGACGGTCAAGGCTTTACAGTTGTTTACCAGCTTCATGCAGGAACGCAAAGACACTGGTCGTATCTATCTAATGAATGTTGATCATGCAAACACGCATTCACCATTCAAAGAAAAAATTGCACCAATCCGCATGAGCAATCTTTGCACTGAAATTGATTTACCGACAGTTCCGCTGAAAGATATCAATGACGAGGATGGTAGGATTGCACTCTGTACTCTAAGTGCAGCCAATTGGGGCAATGTAAAAAGCCCACATGATTTCGAGCGTATTTGCCGGTTAGCAGTACGCGGTCTGGACGCCTTGTTAAGTTATCAAGACTATCCAGTTAAGGCCGCACGTTTGGCAACAGAAGAGTTCCGTCCGCTGGGCATTGGCATTATCAACCTAGCATACTTCTTAGCCAAGAATGACGTCAGCTATTCAGATCCACGTGCCTTGTCACTAGTTGACGAGTATGCAGAAGCATGGAGTTATTACTTGATCAAAGCCAGCGCAGACCTAGCCAAGGAACAAGGTCCTTGCAAGCGTTGGCATGATCTCAAGTATGCAGATGGTTTGCTACCAATCGACACACGCAAGAAGGATGTTGACGAACTGGTACCACACCAAGAACGCATGGCATGGCGTGCCTTGCGTGAGCAGATTCTTGACACAGGTATTCGCAATGCTACACTCATGGCGCTGATGCCTGCAGAAACATCTGCACAGATTGCTAACGCTACCAATGGCATTGAGCCACCACGTAGTTATGTTAGCATCAAGCAAAGCAAGCATGGTGTTCTAAAACAAGTTGTACCTGAGTTCCGTAGACTCAAGAATAAGTATGAACTACTATGGGATCAAAAGAGCCCAATTGGTTACATGAACATCTGCGCTATTTTACAAAAATACATTGATCAAGGCATTTCTGTTAACACCAGTTATAATCCTCAATACTACGAAGAAGAAAAAATTCCAATGAGTGAAATGTTGCAACACCTGCTACAGTTTTACAAGTACGGAGGCAAGCAACTATACTATTTCAACACCTATGATGGTCAAGGCGAAATTGACGTAGACAAACTTATGGCCAAAGAATCTCTTCCACTACAACCAATTGTAGAGCAAGAAGATTGTGAAAGTTGCGTAATTTAATTAACTAGGAAGACACCATGTCAGTATTCAATCTAAATAAAAAATCTCACGTTGACAGTTTGGCCTTTATGGATCCCAATGGCGGTGTTGCCATTCAGCGTTTTGACACACTAAAGTATAGACAATTTGATAAACTCACAGACAAGCAGTTAGGATTTTTTTGGCGCCCAGAAGAAGTTGATGTTGGACACGACAGCAAGGACTTCAAAGAGCTTACAGAGTTTGAACAGCACATTTTTACATCAAATCTAAAAAGACAAATTCTACTAGACTCAGTACAGGGCCGTGCGCCTACAATGGCGTTTGGCCCATTGGTATCTATCCCAGAACTAGAAACCTGGATTACCACCTGGACCTTTAACGAAACCATTCACAGTCGTAGCTACACACACATCATTCGTAACATCTATCCTGACCCCAGTGTTATCTTTGATGAGCTAACAGAAATTGAACCTATTGTGAACTGTGCTAAAGATATTAGCAAATACTATGATGACCTCATTGACAGCGTACAAGCATATCAGTTCTTGGGGGCAGGTAACCATGTGGTCAACGGAGAGAACGTCACTGTTGACGAATATGAAATCAAGAAGAAGTTATGGTTGGCAATTAACAGTGTCAACGCACTAGAAGGCATAAGATTTTATGTGAGCTTTGCTTGCTCATGGGCATTTGCAGAGTTGAAGAAGATGGAAGGCAATGCCAAGATTATTAAATTGATCTGCCGCGATGAAAACGTGCATCTAGGTTCAACACAGACCTTGATTAAATTGTTGCCACAGGACGATGCTGACTTTGCCAAGATCAAAGAAGAAACACTAGCAGACTGTGAACGCATGTTCTTGAGTGCCGCGGATCAAGAGAAAGCCTGGGCCAAGTATTTGTTCAAGGATGGCTCAATGATTGGCTTGAATGAACAACTGCTCTGCGACTACGTTGACTGGCTCACATGCAAGCGCATGACAGCAGTTGGTTTGAAGTGCGGAATTAAAACAGGATCAAATCCATTGCCATGGACAGCCAAGTGGATCGCTGGTGCGGAAGTTCAAGTAGCTCCCCAGGAAACAGAGATAACTACATACGTGATTGGCGGCACCAAGCAGGATGTCGACAGCAATACGTTCAAGGGATTTAGTTTATAAATGATTACGGTATATTCAAAAAATAATTGTCCATTTTGTGTGCAGGCAAAAAACTTGCTCAAGCTCAAGGGACTGGAATTCGAAGAAGTAAAAATTGATGAAGATGCACAAGCACGTGAATTTGTTTTAAGCCAAGGGCATAGAACAGTTCCACAGATTTACAAAGATGGTGCTCTACTAGTAGAAGGCGGTTATCAAGGTCTTGCAAAACAAGAAGCTGCCTTTTTTGAAACACTCAAAGGATAAAAATGTTAATTTCACAAAGCAAATACGATGCAGGTGACATCGTAACTTTCAAGCTCTCCAATGGAGACGAAATCGTGGCCAAGGTACTGGAAGAATCTGGTTTGGAATACAAACTAGAGCGTCCATGCACAGTTGTACCCAGCCAAAAAGGCATCATGTTGATTGCCAGTTTGTTCACAGTTGACCCTGATATCACAATCACTGTTAACAAGTCACACATCTTGTTTCATGCCGCAAGCGCACGTGAAGTCAAAGATTACTACATCCAAACCACCACAGGTATCAAACCCGTTTCTGCTAGTGTACTAACCGGCGGAGTTTAATTCTCCTTGGTTTTTTTGAGATAAGTAGTAGTATGATAGGACCAAGTTCATACGCATGGGAGTACGAGACTCAGCCAACTGGCTATTCTCCTTACCCAAACGAGGGAAAAGAACCTCCTGTAACCACGCCTGCTAAAACACGCAGTCTGCTGGCGCTTCTCAGTGAGGGCGATGTTTTTATTCCTCCCACAGACTTCAGCACAGTGGCCGCTGGCCTGCAGAGTGTGTCGCGAGTGTGTGGCAAGCTAACACGAATTGTTAATGCTGCCAGCACCAGTGTTGTTCTAGTTAACTCTATTAGAAACAACGTGAATGGTTTTGGTCTCATGGTAGGGGTGGCAGTTATCAACCAAGCTGCCAGAGACGCAGGGGTTGATCCCAATGCCATTGTACAGTCAGCCATACGCCGTGCCAATGAATTGGTTAATGCTCCGTTGAAGTTTCTTGAAACCTGTTTCAGAGCAAGACGTCATGCACAAGCCAGTTTTACCATGAGTGGTATTGCTGATGTGTTTGGTGCATTGCGTTCAGTGAGTCAACTGTTGCAGGCGTGCAAAACATTCACAGACTTGATCAGTGGTGGTGTAACAGCACGTTTTGGTCCTAATGCAGATAATACTGTGGCAGGTGCTCGTTTAAGAGCCAGCGGTATTAGAATCTCAGGCGATCAGATTCGTACAGGTATTGCAGTGGTAACAGATGCCATGCGTAGGCTTGGTACCCTTTGGGATCCAAACGATCCTGACACCATTGGTACTCCAAACGGAATGGTTATGAGTTTGCAAAAGCAAGGCATTGCAGACAAAATTGGTCTAAGACAACCTTTGTTGGATCAAGGTGTTTTCTTAGATGATGAACTTGATGTAAAACTGGCCAGCCCTTATGTGTTGCTAGAAGCACTAAGACAAATCACTGGCCCTAATCTCAAGCGATTGATTTCTCTAACACATTGCAACCCAATCAATCGTGCCAATGTGTTAACAGCCGCAGACCTTTGCCGCGGTGATGTGTTGATTGGACAAACAGCACTGGACAATATTCCCTACGGCGACTTGAATAACTTTGGTAAACAAATAGCCAGCTTTGGTATTAAAAACAAAGTCACCTGGTTAGAAATAGCCGATGTGTTGGACAGCCTAGAACTGCCAGACATTGGACTAATTGACACACCAAATTTTGCCAATGACATGGGCACACTCAGTCAGTATCTTGGCAGTGGCAGTGGTTTGTTTGGCGATGCAACAATGTATGACTTTTTGGGCACAGCCGCAGGCTTTGCTCACACAGATGCGTTCACACGTATCAGCCAGGCCAACGATGCATTGGAAAACACTGCCGAAGGCCGTGCGCTAATGGTTGCGTTGGAGTTCTACGAAGAACACGAAAACCCAAATGATCCGTTGAATAACACCGCAGAAGTAAACTTGATTGCGGCGCTGGAAGCAGTAAAAGACAGCACTGATCCTGTGGTACAACAAGCAGTGGCAGATGCAAATCAAGGCATCCTGGACTCTGCGCTACAGTTGGTCAGTGAAATTACAAATGCAGTTGCCACAGGCTACGGAATTTACACCACAGTGGCCACACTGATTGCTATCGGCACACGAATTGGACAAGCCATCGCACAAACTGCTAGAAACCTTGGTAATGATGGCGGCGTGCTGTCTGCCACGGAAGTAAACGCTGGCCTTGTCGCGGCCGCGGCTACCCCAGAAGGTATCTTCCAGAATGGACTTAGAGGCGTTCTCAGAATGCTAGGACAAATTTTAGATATTGTTGCAGATGCAACAGGTATCTATGACTTGATTGCAGAATGTTGTAATCCAAATACCACTGGCGGACAGGCCATGCGAGCCATGTTAGCAGAAACTGCCAACTCCAGTAAACTAGGGGCTCTGGGTATGAAAGTACCACAAGTGGACATTGAAGATGCTGCCGCTAGAAAACGAGCTAGATTTGGTTTTGGATTATCCTTAGAACAACAAAACATCATTGCCGCTTATTCACGTGAAAAAGGATTAACAGCAGGAGAAACTGAAGATTTGTTATTCTTGAATGCATACTATGGATATCAACGACACTACTTTGAAAAGGTTGCTGGCTTGTATGAACGAGCAAGATGGACCAATCAAACCGAGCTAGAGTCAGAAGAATCATTGGCAGGGCAAAACAATAAACAGCCTTTAACCACAACTGATACTGCTCAAACTCAGACACCACAGCAATCTCTGGCAGATGCTCTAACAGGAGCAGTTGGCGGAGGTAGTATTGCTACTGCCGGGGTCACAGCTCTTACCAATACCACAAAGAGCATTGCAGACCAACTAAAAGGCAATTAGTAAAGTACAGTTATAATGGAGTAAAAACCCAATATAACCACCATAAACAGCCCAGTTTATGGACATGGAATGTAGTTAGCCTTGACATTCCTCAATTAATAGTGTATTATAAGTGATTGTTTCAGTCCGTAAATAGAACTACGGATTTAACGATCCGTGTTTTTTGAAAGGAGAAAATATGACTACTCTCGCCCAGGGAACGACCAAATCGTTTACAGGAGCACTAGTCCGCTTTGCATTAGTAGTATCCGGCATCATGCTTGCTCTAATGGTAGCGACTAAGGTCACAGTTGCCAAAATGGATTACCTGCGAAATCAAAATGCAAGTAACCCAACCACATTTGTAACAGCCGCTGATCGTGAGCGCGAACTCAAATGTTTGGCACAGAACATCTACTACGAAGCAGGCTATGAGCCATTCGAAGGCAAAGTAGCTGTTGCTCAAGTGACCCTTAACCGAGCGGATTCTGGAAAGTTTCCAGATGACATCTGCGGAGTTATCCATCAGAAAGGTTTTGTCTATGACAAAATTATTTGCCAGTTCAGCTGGTATTGCGAACAGCCAGGTGTGCGTAAGCCAACCAATCCGGCCGCGTACAATGAAAGTATGGCTGTAGCTAAAAAGGTTCTGCTTGAAGGTTTCCGTCTTGACGGACTCAAGAACGCCATGTACTATCACGCAGACTATGTAAGTCCAAAGTGGGGCAAAGAGAAGATCGCACACATCGGGCGGCACATCTTCTACAGTGACAACAAAGCAACCAAGTAAAGAGGATTACAATGAATTTCAAAATCAAAGACGATGAAGGCCACGTGAACTATGATGGATTCCGTAACTGGGTCCAAACTTGGTTCCGTGAGAACTTTGCTAGACTCAGCGCAGACACACTGGGTTGGTTTGCGGCCATATTGATTCACTTGGCCACTATTCCTACCCTGGTTGCCACAGCCGCTGGCCTAAGCGATAAAATGCCGCCCGTGGACATGGTATTGTTTATGTGGGCAGGACTGTTGCTGTTGTTTGCTCGTGCAACAATTCTTAAAGATGGTTTGAACATTATCACCATTGGTTTAGGATTTGCAATACAAGCAGTCTTGATGGCATTAATGATATTCAAGTAAGCCATGCTACCGACTTTGATGCAACACTTGTTAAAGTTGCAACCAAGTCGGAGCCACGTGGTTGCAGTTACCGATCTAACTGCCGCATTGCGAAAGCAAATAAATCAACCCCGAGTACGCTTGTACACACACAGGCATACCGGGGTTGATGCTGACAGCATATCCATTGGCGGCAACTACGACCATGACGAAGATATCATTGAGATCAACTTAATCTACAATTCAGAACAGCAACACATTGACATCTATAAACTAAATTGGCCAAGGTTGAGCTTTGACCTTGCTGAGTGTATAGGTCATGAGCTGGTGCATAGATCGCAGTATTCAAGAAAGCGCCGTCCGCTGGCGCAGTATCGCAGTAGAGATCTTGATGAAGAAAAACGTCAAGAACAAGAGTACCTGGGCAGTGCAGAAGAACTGGAAGCCTATGGATACAGCATTGCGGCAGAACTTGCGGCAATACACAACATTTTCACACTTGACGAATCTGCGCTCAAACAAGTAGTCATGTATCAAGTATACACTTCAACTTTTGACAACGATGAAAGTATAGTGTTAAAATTGCGAAAGCAAATTAGTAAATACTTACGTCGGTTGGAGGTCGACTACAATGACAAAATACATCCAAGAACAAGATCAAGAAGACATTGAAGCCATTGACGCAGACATCGGCGACGAGGATTATGGCTTTATCATAGGACCCGACGGAGAACTCAAACACTTATTCACACCCAACGACTTTGAACTAGATCCACCACCGGTGGTAAAGAAAATTCTAAAACTGTTGGGCATTGATGATATAAACAGCGTTGGCTTCGACGGCGACGACACGCTACACTAGGCCAAAAAAAAGCTCTCCGAAGAGAGCTTAAAAGCAACAACCAACCACCTCAAAACTGTGCGAGCAATTCTCGTGCTTCTGTGACATCCTGTATCTCATCTGCAAATGCCAAACGCATGAGTTCGATGAGTGTATGGCAGTCACGTTGATCTGCTTCTGGCAGGGTGCTAATAAAATGCAACACACCTTCCTTGGTACTGATGCTCCACATGATGTCTGCGAGAGCTTTTTGTTTGGGTGTAAGTCCGCGTAATTCAATGTCCATGATTACCACTCCTTTTTGTCGCCAAATTGTTCATTGTGGTCATAGCCAGCCATGTACTCAGCAATTTCTTCTGCTGTGAGCTCAGTAACTGGATCACCGTTATAGGTGCCTTCTGGATACCAGTGCGGACGGCGTGGACGATGATAGTAGCTGTCAGCTGAGCCACGGTCATACAAGCCGCCGTGACGTTCGCGATCAAATTGAGGATTAGCAATCAGCATTGATTCTTGCTCTTGGGTAAACATAGTTTCTCCTTAGTGAGAGTTGAGTGCAGGGTTAAACTCGCGGATCAATTCACGCTCACGTGCATGAGCTGGCTTGCGTCCACGTACAAATTCCAGGATACCGTAGGTGTGTGCTTCGCTACCGTATTCGCGGATGGATTCGCAAAGAGCCCAGTCCTTGTTTTCGGTGAGCGCACGGCGAACGTGTTTTTGGATACGCACTTTCAGCGCCTTGCGAACTTGCTGTCCGCAAACTGTGATACCCACATACTGTTCACCAGTAACAATGTTGGTGATGCAGTACACTACATGCTTGGTATCTTGACGGCGTTTGCGCTTTACTTGGTTCATGCTATTATTATAGCAAAACGGGCTAAAATGGTCAACCGTTTTTTGGGCAAAAAGTTGCTAAGTTAGCAAGCACTAACCTAGTGTTTATGGGGGTCAAAAAGTAGTACTAAAGTGTTACATTTTTGCAACACTTTTTTGCTAGACTTTGCTGGCTAAATCCAGGAACTTTTGGGCTTGGCGGGTGTAGAATCCGTGCATTTCATTTTTAAGTCTAGCATGCCAAAGATCTCTAGGCAAGCCAGGTTGGCTCATTGCAGACCAATTGGCAATCTGCAACTGTCCCAGCCCAAGGTTTTGTATGGCCAGCGCGGCCCAGGGCAGGTCCCATACAGCTCGCATTTCGGTATGCTTGACCTGTGCAGAGCCATCCTCACGCACTTCGTAGTCAATCATCCAGTAATACAATTCTGTATTAGGGTCATCCAGGAGTTTGTTCAGCTTGTCCACACTGATCATGTTGGGCATGTTTAGATCCGTGCCCAGCTGACGAGTTTTCACATCAATGTAAATGGTGCGTCCGTTTTCCACCAAGGCAAAATCCTCTGTGCTCTTTACCGAACGTGATTTACGATACTGTTCAGGAAATTGATCCTGTGCAATGCCACAAGCACTTTCTTCTATTAGATCAGCATAGGCACGTTGATTGCCCGAACTTGGGCAGGTGATTTCGGCTGATTCCAGCAGAGTGGGTAAGTTTTGGATGTTCATAACTGAATATAACATAAACTGCTCAAACAGTCAACACCATAAATACTCTTATCAGGGGAAAATTAAATGAAAATCGCTGACGTTATTAGAGGTGTTTTGGACATGCTGGATCGTGCAGAAACCATGCCAGGTGACAAACACGAGATTGTTGTTAGACCAGCAGAGCATGAACCAGAAGAATACACCGACGACAGTGAACTATTGCGTATGCGACAAATTGCTGGCCTATTAGGCACTGGTGACACAGAATACAGCAACAGCCCCGAAGAAAAATATGCAGATATTGAAGCCGTTGTTGCCAGCGGTGATGATCTAAACAAAAGCAAACACCCAAGCGATATACGCAGTAACAGCATCAGCATGTATCCGGGTCACCAACACAGACCAGACTAAAGGAATGACAAATGAGTCAATATTACACAATACAAACCATTGATGGCGCAGACACTATCAAGTTTCAAACCATTGCAACATCAAGTACCGCTGTGGTAAGCAATGCATTTACCAGCCGCCGTATTCTTATTACCACAGGCAACGTGGCACACAGCGTACAGTTCGGATCTGCACCTGGTGTAACAACTGCAAACGGTTTTGTTATCCCAGCCAACACATCAATGATTTTTAACTTCAAGAGTGGCAACAAGGTAGCAGTGGCCGCTGTTGCCTCAAGCCAGTGCAGTATTCTTGACCTAGATTAAAATGGGCAACCTCGATACTAGATTAAATTCAACCGGGTATGTACATCCGCAGGAAACCAACCTGCTGAACATACACAAGGCCATGGAGTACGACCTTGCGGGTAAACCACAACTGCGTGTGGCCGCCAAACTGTCAGGTCCATCTATTGCTGGACAGGTATCCGCATTTGGGGAACCATTGGCAATCACACCCACGGCAGTCATACAGCTAGACGGCATCTACGGTGCCACTGCTGATGTTATACAAACCTACACCAGTGGTACAGGCTCAAGTGCTGGTTCAGTAGACCAGATGTTTAGAGTAAGTTCTGGAACCACAGCAGGTGGATACGGTGTACTGCGTAGCAAACGATTTGTTCGCTATCGTCCAGGTCAAGGTATTGTGTGTCGTATGACAGCAGGCTTCACACCGGGTGTTGCTGGTAGCAGTCAGTTTGCTGGACTAGCCAATCAAGAGAATCGTGTGGGCTTTGGCTGGGATGGTGATCGCTTTGGCATCGTGCGAAGCACAGGCGGTAAGGCCACGATCTTGACGCTGGAAATAAACACAGCCCCTAACGCTGGGCAGACTGCTACTATTACGCTAAACGGCACAGCCTATACAGTGGCATTGGTGGCAGGCACAGCGGCACAGGCTGTAGCAGACATTGTTGATCGTGTGGGCGGCTATGGCGGTTGGCTAACACAACAAACCGACGGCGCCATGCTATGGTTGGCACCTAGCCTAGGACCAATGAACGGCACGTTCAGTTTTACCAGCACAGGCAATGCCACTGCCACTTTTAGAGTAAGACAAGCGGGTGTAGCACAAACCAACAACTGGACCTATCAAACAGATTGGAACATTGACAAACTGGATGGTAGTAACACTATTGACACTAACCCCAGTGGCATGACACTGGATCATACCAAACTCAATGTGTATCAAATTGCCATGCGCTGGCTAGGTGCAGGTGTGATCAGTTATGCCATAGAAGATCAATCATCTGGTACCATGATCTATGTGCATCGTGAACACTATGTAAACCAGCACACAGTTCCTCACACAGCCAATCCCAGTTTTAAGATTACCTACAATGCTGTCAACACAACCAACACGTCAAACGTCAGCGTGTATGGTGCCAGTGTTTATGGAGCTGTTGAAGGCACCATACACCTAAATGAACTCACACGCTCTTATTCAACAAGCAAAACAGGTCTAGCCAAAGACATCATCCACCATATGCTGACTATTAAAAATGCCGTGGTCACAAATGGGTATGCTGGTGCCAACAATGGTAACTATATCATCAATGCCAAGGAAGCCATTGTAAAGAGTTTGAGTTTGTCAGTACAAAGCACAGATCCTGTAGAAGTGTATCTATACTTTGAGCCTTCAAGTTTTTCAGGCCAGCATGAGTACTATGCCATAACTCGTTGCAACGAAGTTCGTAGTACTGCTACTGGTACATTTGATAACACACAGGACACACCCGTCTACACAGGCTTCTGTGGCATCAATGGAACTATCAACATTGATCTGAGTGCTTATCGCATCACCGTTCCCCCAGGCAGTTGGTTGAGCATCGCGGTAAAGAGCACCAACTCAATCAGCCCCTGCATTGCGGGCCTGGTCTGGTCAGAAGATTAAAGAGAATAATACATGTCACAAAAAGATTACGGTATTGCAAGTGGATTAAGTGTAAGTGGCAACATCACCACTGCTGGTAATCTCATTGTGGCTGGCAACATCATTGGCAATACCAATTTTCTTAACCTTGGTAGTTCAAATCTTGTAGCAACAGGCGGGAGCCTGACTGGCATCACAGGTGAGGCAACCACTTTTCGCAGTACCAACTTTTCCAGTGCAAACATCAGCCTAATTGGTAATCTAACTGCAACCGGAAATTTGAATACCACTGGCAATGTAAACGTCACCGGCAACGTCAACAACACCGGCACCACCAGCGTCAATGGCACTTTGTTGCTCAATGGTGAGAATCTGAGCATCACCAGAAGCACACAATTGGCCTACGGTATTATCTTTGGCACCTAACAGGTTGCAACTCCAAACGGTTTCGCTTATACTAGCCTAGTAAAAACCTAGGTAAATACTCTCTATGCTATTCGGATATCTAATACTATTCATTTCAGTAATAATTTCGGCCATTGCCGCTTATTACTCTGTTGTAGGTCTTGCCGCTATATTTGCTGCCGCTGTAGTGCCTGTTATGATCATGGGCGGTGCGCTGGAAGCAGGCAAGATTGTTGCTACTGTTTGGCTCCACAACAACTGGAAGCGAGCAGGCGTGGCATTCAAACTGTATCTTGTACCTGCTATTGTGTTCTTGATGCTACTCACCAGCATGGGCATCTTTGGATTCCTGAGCAAAGCACACGGAGACCAAAGCCTGGTGTCAGGAGATGCAATGGCCAAGGTTGCCATCTTTGACGAAAAGATTAGAATTGCAAAGGACAATATTGATGCGAACCGGAAGGCGCTTAAACAAATGGATGAAGCTGTGGACCAAGTTATGGGTCGAAGCAGTGATGAAAAAGGTGCCGACAAAGCTGTTAGCATTAGACGCAGTCAACAAAAAGAACGTGTCAGACTTCAATCCGAGATCCAGGCCGAACAGAAAACTATTACCGCCCTTAGCGAAGAGGCCGCGCCACTCCGCGCTGAGTTCCGAAAAGTGGAGGCAGAAGTTGGGCCTATCAAATACATCGCGGCCTTGATTTATGGAGATGCGGCCAGCCAAAACATGCTGGAAGCCGCTGTGCGTTGGGTAATCATCTTGATCGTTGTGGTGTTTGATCCACTGGCACTGTGTTTGATTCTAGCTGGCAACAAGCAACTAGAATGGGCACGTCATGGTCGCGGCGGATGGGTACACGATGAAGAACCTGTAGAAGAAAAGCCAGCAGTAGACGAACCTGCGGAGGCGGACGCTGTTCCCACAGAACAGAAAGTTACCACTGAGTCTACCCCTACAGAAGAATCTCCGCTGACTGAAGAAGAACGTGAAGCCAAAGAGCAACAGGAACTGGAAGAGTTTTTATGGCGCGGCAAAATGATTGCCAAGGCCTTGGACACAGAAGAAGCAGAACGTGCGGCTGACGAAGCCAATAAGAAACTTGCTGAAATTGAACCAGAGCTGGACATTGATCAAATTCAAGCCGAAGCTGAAGAGATCCGCGCTGAAGAAGCTCAATTAAAACAAGAGCTTGTACAACAGCAGGAGTTGTTGGAAACATTGGCCACAGAGTTTGAAACAGTACAAAAACAATTGGATCAGGCCAAGACCGACAAAACAGATTTGGAATCCAAGTTGGCGCAAAGCGAACAACTAAAAGCTGATCTCAAGGTGGCCTATGATGCCACTGCCGCAGACAAGCAAAACCTAGCAGATCAAAAAGCTGTGTTGGATAAAAACCTGTATGACGCAGGCAACAGCATTGCACGTCTGCGTTTGGATATTGGCAGTAAAGAAGAAGAAATTGAAAAACTAAATGGCTGGGTTGACCAACTACAGCGTGATCTACAACAGGCAATCGCATTGGCAGAAGAGCGCAACAGAAAAGTCAATGAACTGTCTGCAGAGATTGCACAACTGAATCCACCACCTGAAGTGTTTGTTGAAGAAATTCCAACACCAGTGGTAGTTGAAGAACAGCCAGTGGAGCCAGCAGTAGAAGTAGAACGTCCTGGCGATTACCTAGTTAATCCAGACACAACCTACGATGCCAACCTAGGCTTTGAACAAAGATATTTTACAAAATATGCTAAACCTGATTCCGATGAACTAGCTGAATCTGGCGATGCAAACTTTGGAGCAGAATTTCCAGCTACCCCTGAAAAGGGCGACATGTTCATGAGAGTGGATTATCTCCCAACACGTTTGTATAAATTCAATGGTAACAAATGGATAGAAATCGACAAAAATACAACTGATCGTTTGGTATACAATCAGGCTTATCTTGAACATCTTATTTCCAAAATTCGCAGTGGTGAATATGACGTTGATGACCTGAGTGATGCAGAACGCTTGGAAATCGAACAATACCTACGCGATAACAATGCAACATTATAGTAACTTTGTAACTCCGCCAGACTTTGTCACAGACGACAAACCATCAATCTTGATCATTGATGCCGATTGGGTTGATGTTGAATCTGTGGCACTCTGGTGTAAGACTGCACCTGTTGATCTAAACATCTACATCTATGTTGATATCATGCTGGATGAAGTATGGCTTGCAGAGACTCTCAATCGTGTACAAACAATCATAGTTAATATGGACAGCAGTCCAGTTGACCATATCAAACGAGAACTTATTAAAGGCCCGGATACCTGGTACTACAACAGTCAACCGTTTCTTGGCAACAAGAATAAGATTCTAAAACCAATCGATTATTTTCTAAAACAATATGGCGGATGAAGTTCAAATCAGGCACATGAGCTGTGACTTCTGCGGCAAAGCTCGTAGCGAAGTCAAGAAACTCATTGTGGCCAACGAAGTAGCAATCTGTAATGAATGTATTGAGCTTTGTAGCAACATCTTGGACAGTGAACGCATTGATGCTATCAAGGCTGACAAAAAGATTGCCAAGGTGTTGGATCCTGTTAAAGTTAGAAGGTTCTTAGACCAGTATGTGGTAGGACAGGATGATGCCAAGATTGCACTGGCAGTGGCAGTGGTCAATCACTACAAGCGAGTGTTCTTCAAACCCAAGATAGAATTGGAAAAAAGTAACCTGCTGATGTTTGGTCCCAGTGGCTCAGGCAAAACGCTGTTGGCCAAGAGTGTGGCCAAGTATCTCAATGTGCCTTTTGTTATTGCAGATGCTACCACACTAACACAAGCAGGCTACGTTGGCGAAGATGTAGAAAGTCTTGTGGGACGATTGCTCAGTGAAGCAGACAACGACATAGAACGTTGTCAGCAGGGTATTATCTTCATTGACGAAATTGACAAGATTGGGCGCAAGAGCGAAAGCGCCAGCTTGCACAGAGATGTGTCAGGCGAAGGTGTACAACAAGCTCTGCTCAAAATGGTAGAAGGTACCAAGTGCCGTGTTACCATGAATGGCAGTAAAAAACATCCTGCATTAGAAACAGTTGAAATTGATACCAGCAACATATTGTTTATTGCTGGCGGTGCGTTTGAAGGCCTGCGTAAGATAATCGAAACAAGACAAAAAGGCACCAGCATTGGGTTTACAAAACAAACAAACAATCAGCAGGACTTCTACGGTGCATTGCCAGAAGACTTTATGAAGTATGGAATGATTCCAGAATTCATTGGTCGCTTTCCTGTGTCAGTTGAATTGAATGCGCTAACACTAGAAGACTTAACCAGAGTGCTGATAGAACCTAAAAACAGTCTATTGGCACAGATGCAGTTTTATTTTCAAGCTGATGGCATTGAGCTTGAATTTGATGACGACGCTATCTTGGCCATTGCCCAAAAGGCACTGGATCTAAACATAGGTGCTCGTGGGTTGAAAACCATACTTGAGCAAACCATGTTGCCTTATCTTTATGGTATTGGGGACATAAAGAAAAACGGCATAAAAGTGTTGCAAGTTAGCGAAGATATGATAACTACACATATAATTGAATCAGGAGAATCATGAAGTATAAACCTTTACATGTAGGCGGGCTCAAAGTCGAAGTGGTCAATGATCAAGTAGAAAAAGCCCTACGAAAATTCAAAAAGAAAGTTCAAGAAAGCGGACTGTTGCAGGAACTGCGCGAGCGTGAGTTTTATGAAAAGCCAACCACAGCACGTAAGAAGGCTAAAAACTCAGCCAAACGCCGCTGGCAGAAAAAAGTTGCTGCCGAGCAACTGCCTCCTAAGAACTATTAATGTATATTGAATTTCGCTTGCCAAACGGCGCAGGTGGAATGGCAGCAGGTCATGCATGTGCTATGCTCAGAAAGAAAATATCTGAATGGGCAGAGCAAAACGGCAACCCAACTTATAAAGCAGGTGTAGAAGGTGCGTATCGTTTTCGATTAACATTTGAAGACGAGTACTACTACACCTTGTTTTCTCTTAGTTTCAAGCAAGGGAACTTTTTTTCAAGATTTGAAATTATTCAAAATAATTGACACTCTTTGATATTTCAAGTATAAATATATTTGTAAGACGCCTTCGGGGTCTTGCAAGTCATATTTTGCTTAAAGGAGAAAATAAAATGACTACTTATGTAACCCTAGACCTACCTACACTACATCGTCAATTTGTAGGATTTGATCAATTGTTTGAAGAAATTCAACGCTCATTCCAGAGCGCCAAGCCCGACAACTATCCCCCACACAACATTATTCGCACATCGGAAAACCGTTATGTGATCGAAATGGCTGTGGCTGGATTCTTGGAAAACGAGTTGGACATTGAAACCGTAACCACGCCTTATGGACAAAACGTGTTGACCATCAAAGGTGAGCGCAAGCGCGAGGATGACGCCAATTGGCAATATCTGCATCGCGGACTTGCCGCACGTAATTTCGAACGTAAAATTACACTAGATGACAACATGGAGCTCATTAGTGCTGTTGTGGCCAGTGGCATTTTGACTGTTACCTTGGAACAAAAAATTCCGGAAACACAAAAGCCCAAGAAGGTTGCAATAACTTATTCTAAGTAATATAATATAGGCTGCGGGACAACCCGTAGCCTATTTTTACTAGAAAGAGCCAAATGTCTGATACTGCAATTAAACCTCGCACAGAATTAAAGCACGATCCCAAATTGAATATACAAGAACCCAAGATGTTTCGTGTGATCTTTGTCAATGACGAAGTTACCACCATGGAATTCATTGTTGAATGCCTGAAGAATATCTTCCGCTACGAGGAAGAAGATGCACAAGCAAAGACCATGCAGATTCATGAAGAAGGTTCTGGGGTGGTAGCTGTTTATCCTTTCGAAATCGCCGAGCAAAAAGGAATTGAAGCCACTGTACTTGCACGTAACAATGGATTCCCATTGCAAATCAAACTAGAAGTGGACAACTAAAATGGATGTCATGCTAGACTTAGAAACGCTGAGCACTCGCCCAGACAGCGTGATTGTTACCATTGGTGCGGTTAAATTCGATCCCTGGGGCGATGATGTCGAAGCAGAAAAAGGTTTGTACCATCGTGTTGATGTTGACCAACAACTAGAACTAGGACGACACATCCTAGAAAGCACAGTTGAGTGGTGGGGCAAGCAACCAGAGGAAGTACGCGAGGATGCACTGGGAGACGGAAATAGAATCAGTCTTGATGACATGTGTTCCAGTCTCAATCGTTTTTTAGTAGGAGTGGAGAATATTTGGTGTCAAGGCCCTGCCTTTGACATTGTTATTCTAGAAAATCTGTACCGTCAACTCTCCAAGCCTACGCCCTGGCAATACTGGCAAATCCGTGACAGCCGCACACTGTTTGGTGTACATGGCGATCCACGTGAAAAAGATCGTAAAGCCGCACACAATGCCTTGATGGATTGTTATTATCAAGCACTTGGTGTTCAGCATGTGTACAAGCTGGCTAGAGTGCCTAACCCTAAGGAAAAAGAACATGCATGAAGTATTAGAAAAATTAGATGAAGTAATCAGTCTGATCAGAGCCTTGGACACTAAAATAATGTTCCTGGAGGAAGACATACAGAACATAAAAATTACGCAAGAGATGCAACAGGCATTGATTCTAGAAATGTCAACTGCCAGTGCCCAACAAGCGGCACAACAAGGCAAAGAAGCAAGAATGCAAGCATTCAAAGAAGCATCTGCAAGGTGGTGACATGCATATTGTGTTGACACAAGAAGTAGCCGACGAACTGAAGCAAAAATACACAGTACTAGAACTGGACACCATGCCTCATCCTGAAGGTCCAGTGCCGGCGTTCTGTGTGTTACCTGTGGAAAAAATAGTATTGGAAATGTCATCGCTGGATCAGAATATCAAAATGCATGAACAACTGGTCACAGCTATAAAGAATGATAATACCATACTGGCCGGTGAATTGTGTAATCTACTGTTAGGAAAGTTTGGCGGAGAGTTAGATAGCTTTTATCAAGTTATCATGGATCGTATTGCAACAACTAAATCTACCAAGCTACAAATGCCAGCATGACCGTCTTGGTTGTAACCTGTGATCGAGATAGATATCAATTTCGATTACAATGTCTTACAGCTGGCAAATTTTTATCCCCCACTAACCTACACATTGTTATAAACGAGCCAGATCCTTCTACCTGGCTGGTCTGGTATTTGCAAGAGTGCTCTAAACTGTTGCCGTCACATACCGTACATCTATACACTCACAAAGATTTCAACGTTTCAGAATCCATACTGCTTAAAAATTCAGGATGGAAAACGCAACAGTTATTCAAACTGTTGTTTGCTCTAAAAACCCATACACCTTATGTGGTGCTGGATTCTAAAAACTGGTTTATAAAACCCACAACAGAATCTGATTTTGTTAAACGCACAAGAAGAATAAAACCAGATGCCATAGACATGATGGCAGATGCTTTGCAACTCTTTGATTTGCAAGAGGTTTTACCAACACGCCCTGAAATAACTCCCTACATTGTAGATCCTGTTGTGGTCAAAGGATTACTCAGCAAGTTTGACAGCATAGAATCTTTCTGTAAATGGTTTGTTCAATACAATCAACCACATGAATTTGTTTTATATGATCTTTATGCTCAAGCCGCGGGCTATGAAACCGACACAGGGTATGAAAGAATACCATACAAAAACTTCTGGCATGACGAAAAAGATTTAACATTAAACACCATAAAACAGTTTTTAATCAATCAACAACATCATGTGTTGACCATACACCCCACTGCATTACGACAACTAGATCTAGAACAGTTAGAAAATTTAATTAACGAAAGTTTGTTCTAGAACAAGTTTCTCTGAGCATAAAATTTTGGATCCGCTTTTCTTAAATACTAGTAAGGAGCAGTGGGTCATGAAAAATATAACAATAACAACCTTGCTACTCTGCGCTACAGTCGCATGGGCGGCACCAATCAATGATTTCCAATTCAAAAGCCCATCGTTTAATGGCGTAGGGTATAGCAGCCACGTTTTGACTATTGAAAACCAAGAACATAGTCGAACCAAAGAACGTGCAGATAAAATCCAATCCGAATTGGATAAAGCAGCCGCAGACGCAAAAAACACAAACATTGCCAAGTTTATGAACAACTTGGAATCACGTATCTATGCACAGTTTAGCCAGAACCTAGCAACCGCTATGTTTGCCAACGGTAATTGCGCCACAGCGCAGGATCCTTGTGCAGGTACATTTGTAATGGAAAAAGATGTAAACGGTAACACACTAACAGGCGTTAGTTGGTACAAGGATGGAGCTAACATTCAGATGACCGTTACACAAGCTGGTAGTAGCACTACTATCTCTATACCACTGGCACAGTTCCAGATACCAGGACTATAAAATGAAAAAAACAATAATAGCCCTATCTGTTATCACTATGTTAACTGGTTGTGCTACTTCACAACGCCTAGGCATGGCGGATCAAGCACCACAAGTTACAACACAACAGAAGCAAGTTAAAAAAGAATTTGATACAATACCTGCACCTGCGAGCGGAAAACCCGTTTCAGTAGCAGTTTATTCTTTCCAGGATAAAACAGGTCAACGTCGTCCAGTGGCTGGCATTGCTAGTCTAAGCACGGCAGTCACACAAGGCGCAGAAACATTCCTGATTCAGGCTCTACAAAACGTAGGCGGCGGTCAATGGTTTGATGTAGTTGAGCGTGTGGGTATTGACAACCTAACAAAAGAGCGTACCATTATTCGTCAGATGCGTGAAGCCTACGAAGGCCCACAAGCCAAGCCACTGATGCCTATGCAGTTTGCAGGCATGATCATTGAAGGCGGCATCATTGGCTATGACAGCTCAACCAAGTCAGGCGGCTTAGGCGCACGTTGGTTGGGTATTGGTGCGAGCACACAGTATTCCGAAGATATCGTTACCGTAAGCCTACGTGCTGTAAGCGTACAAACAGGCAAGGTACTATTGAGCGTAACAGTTCAAAAGACCATCCTGTCTAGTGCAGACAGCGTGACAGCATTGAAATTCTTTGATGCTGGCACAAAAGCCTTTGAAGGTGAAATCGGCATGACAATCAATGAACCTGGCACTTATGCTGTTAAGTCAGCAACAGAGGCTGCGGTTGTCGAGCTGATCAAAGAAGGTCAGCGTAAGGGCGTATGGTCGTTTAAGGAGAAAACCAATGTCTTGGTTCAGCCACAAGCCCCCGAAGCACCCGCCCCTGCCCCAGCACCTGCACCCGCACCGGAGCAGTCCAGCAAGTCAGAAAGCAATGCAAGAAGCGAAACAGTCGCAAGCGCCGACCCAAAAGAGCTTGCCAAAAAAGACAACGCAGTAATTGCCACACGTGCTGAAGCAGAAACAGTGGTAGCAGAGTTGCCTAAGGCAGCACCAATGCCACCGCCACCAAGCGAAGTGGTTATGTATACAAACGGCAGAGTTGCCTACTTATGGAAATCTGCCGATGATTCGAGTCCTAAACTGTATTGGATAGCACCCGGTACAGAATTGACAGTAGAACCGTTTAATGAGGAATGGTTCGTGGGTACAACAAGAGATGGTCGTACAGGGTATGTTAAAAAAGCCGCATTGGTTTCTACAAAACCTGTAAATTCAAAGTAAGGAGCAAATAAAACAAAACACAAGGAGCGGCCAAAACAATTAAAACAAAAATTGGCCAACAAAAATGAGTAAAAAGAAAACAGTTATTGCTTTTGCGATTGCAATGATGTGTGTGTCTACCTATGCGGCAGATAACAGCATCTACATTGATCAAAGCGGTGACAACGCTACGATCACAATGACACAAGATGGTTCAAGCAACCATGTTCGCGGAGTTAATGCACCCAGCAACGACATAGCTGCCAAACTCTACGGTGACGGACTTACTGTAGATATCTTACAAACAGGCAGTGGGAACTCGTTGGATTTAGGCGCACAAACTGGCCAAGCAGGGGGTATTAGTTCTAGTATCACATATCATGTTACTGGTAATAATAACACTGCAAAGATTGACATGAACAATGCTGGAACAAGATCCAGCCTAGCCAACACTATCAACGTAACACAAGCTGGTAACAATACAGACACACAGATCAGCATGAAAGGCAGTAACAACAGCCTTACATCATCACAGTCTGGCAATCTCAACAAAATTATTGCCACAATTGATGCAGGTGCAACTCTTGTTACTGTAAATCAAACAGGCGGCACAGGCAACGAAACAACCTTGAACCTAACTGGCGACAAAGGAACAGTTGACATTGTTACAGTTGGTGCGAGCAACATCATTGGCATTACACAAAGTGGCGGTGGCGTAAATGGTCACTATGCCAAAGTAGATCTGAATGGTTCTAGCAACCAGGTAAGTATTAACCAAAGTGGTACAATTGATATGACAACAAATATCAAGAGTGTTGGTAGTACCAATAGCTTTACAATTATTCAGAGAAACTAATGAACGAGCGCGAACTTCATCACATGTATCAGGCTTGGGCCCAGGGCAACGATCACGCACTGCGTGACTGGGCCAAGTTTGTAGAATGGGCCGCACAATGGCACCGTACCACAGGTGATGAAGTCATGCGAGTTCTTCAACGTACATATTGGTTCAAATGGGGAGATCAATGAAAACATGGATGCAACTACTATGCGGGCTATTGTTGCCTATATCGCAGAGCTACGCCGGGATCGGGAATATCACCGAGCAATTGAACACACCGCCCAGCATACAAAGAAAGTCACAGACTCTAACTGGGGGCAAGGGCAGTCCAGTGGAGATGATGGATTCGATACGAACTGCACAGGGGAAAGTGGGCATTACGTTCGCTGACGATACTAGAGTACAAGTAAACGAAAACTCCAAGTTAGTAATTGATGACTTTGTTTACGACCCTAATAAAAAATCAGGCAAGCTGGCGCTGAACATGGCACTGGGTACTGTGCGCTATGCATCAGGACAGATTGCCAAAAATGATCCGCAAAAAGTAGCAGTTAATACACCCAGCGCAACTATCAGTGTGCGTGGTACAGATTTCACAGCAACCGTTGATGAAGTAGGAGCGAGCACAATTATCTTGTTGCCGTCCTGTCCCAACGATCGCAGAACAAGAACAAAAGACGATATTGAATCTAATTGTGTAACAGGCACTATCATTGTTGAAAGTGACGCAGGGCAGGTTATATTGAATCAGCCTTTCCAGGCCACAAGAGTGGCAAACCGTAGTGCAATACCTGCTAAACCTGTTGTGTTGCGACTAAGTGAAGATGCAATCAGCAACATGTTAATTGTTGCACCACCTAAGGAAATCAAAGAAAGTCGTACAGAAATCAAAGCAACAAATGATCCATTGGACAAGGACTTTTTTAAGTTTGAAGGTTTAGACAATGTGCTGGAAGCACAAATGGCTAACTTGTATCAAGACAAGCTGAGTCGCAGTTTTTTAGACAGCAACTACCTTGCTAACTTTTTTGATCAAATGTTTAATTCATTAGACGAAGATTTTCTCAAAGACACAGACAACATGTTGCCTGACTATCGTAGAAGCTCAGGTATTGTGGTAACCAAGGACGATCCTTTTGTAACACTATGCCGTGACACTGGCGGCGATATCATGTGTGTTACTACACCGCAGACGCAGAACAGCACAATTTACATGACTCAAGGTAGCCTAGAATTCAAGAACCGTGTTAACCAAGGGGCAGGTACAACAATTACCTTGATCCAGAAATGAAATATGAACGTTTTTTTATATCAGCATTGCTGTTTGTAGCGGTGCTGATGATTGGCTTTTGTGGTCGAGCACAAGCTCAAGACTATAATGCCATTGCTACTGCTTATGTTACAACAACAATCAGTCAGAACGTGGTGTTTGATAGCACCATGCAACAAGGTGGTACATTTACATTCAGTGTACTAGCACACAACGGTGGTGGCCGTGCAGGACAAAGCGACACAGCCAACGTGCGTATCCAATTCTTTAATGCCAGCGGTGTTCAAATTGGCGCCACGGCTCAATCAAATTATAGTGCAAACTTGCCGAACCCAAATGCTGTTTGTGGAAATCCTTGTATTGATACCTCAGTGCCTTGGTCAACACTAACTGTTAGTGCAACACTATCAGCGGCAGATGCATCACAGGTGGCCTATGCTCGAGTTGCCATGTATGGTATTGATGGCAGTTACTGGGCAGGTGACTATGGTCCTTGGTATCGTGCGCCCACATTTACATTGAATGGCGGCGGTAACTTAACATACAACCCAGAATTTGGTCCATACAATGGCGTAACAGCACAGGGTTGGACCAGTAATCCAGGCTTTGGTGCTTGTCAAGGTGCATGGGGCGGAAGCAATGCCTGTATTGTAAACAGCGACGGTGTACCAGGATCAAGTACAGTCGGTTTGGTTGCTAACGCCAATGGTGGAGGACCAGACCCTTTAGGTGGCACCACCAGTGGTACAGCAGGCGGATACAACAGCACCATGAGCGTGACCAATGCAGGCACAGGCGCAACATCAGGCACACCTTCTACTGCACCAACAGTAACCAGCACCACAGTAACCTACACAACCAGACAAGTAGTCAGCGGTAACACAGTAACAGTATATCGCACACCAGTTACTACAACAAACTACAGCGATGGCACCAGCACTAGTACAAACGGCACAGAAACTGTGTACCAGACCAAGGTTGCGTCTAATGTAGTAACCAACAAGATTGCAAATGGTGTGCTAACAGTTTATACCACACCTATCTATACCGTTACAGATGCCAATGGCAACAAAACAATTGAAGCCAATGGTGCAGTAACAATCACAACACAAAATGTATTAACTGGATTGAATTACAAAGTCTATGACTTTGATGCCTACACCTATACCTGTGTGTTTGGTATCTGTGCCAAGAACTTGCTAGGACCATATCGTGTGCCTAGTTTATCTCCTGGTGCATACAATCAAGTGGCATCGGGCGTGACCACCAGCGGCGTATACGTTCCAACCAATGGTAAATTCACAGGCATGGGAGATGGCACACTGGTTGCCTACAACGGTACGATCACTGCACCAATAACACAGAATCATCCTGCAGGCAGTGTATACAGATTGTATTTTTACAGCAACAGCGATGATGGATTTGTGATGAAGATAAACGGACAAACTATTATCAATGATCAATCCACATTCCAACTGCAAAGCGTGTTTGGATATACCAGTTCTGGTTGGATTGATATAGTAGCAGGACAAAGCTATAACTTTGAAGCCTGGTACTGGAACGACACAGGCGGCTATGGACTCAAGCTACAATGGGACTATGGCGCAGGTAGAATGGCAATTCCTAACTCTGCATTCAGTACAGGCTGGATCACAGAGTCCAACACCATTGATACCACAGGCACAGTTTATTCTAACTCTAACGTAGTAAATGTAAGTGGCACCAGCGTGGCACTAGGTCCTGTGGTAGAGGGCGGAACTATTACAATGACCAATGGCACTGGACAAGAAATTATTACTTCGGGTAGTAACAGCTCTGCAGGGCTTGACACTGATCAACAGACTCGCGTGGACAACTGGCAGAACAAAACTCTCGGCACAGGCAACAGCATTAACCTAGATGTCAATGGAAGTGGTAATACTCTGTACATAGAACAAGTAGGCGATAAGAATTTAGTATCAGGCATTGGGCAAGCTGCCGCACAGATACAAGGTTCTTCTAATAATATCACAGTCAAGCAAGGTACCACAGGCACAGGACAGAACGAAATCAACCTGCGTGTGATTGGAGACACCAATACACTGAACATTGGACAAGCTCGTACCAACACAGGTGTAGAAACAGGTGTAAACGGACACTACCAAGCAGTGGATATCAACGGATATCAAAACACCTTGACCACACAACAAAGCAATACCACACTGGGCAGTCATTATCAAGAAACAACAATCAATGGTAACCAAAACAATGTTACCAAACGTCAAACAGACAACGGTAACAAAATCATGTTTACCACAATCACAGGCGACAGCAACACCGTGGATGCAGTACAAAAAGGCACAGGTCAGCATCAGCTTACAACAAACTTAACTGGCAATAACAACAGCGCCATTGTGGTACAAGATGGCTCACAGCAAAACAAAGCCAATATTGATCTAACCAATGCAGGTGGTGCTGCCACGCTGGATCTACAACAATCGGGCGGAAAGAACTTTACTATTATTCAGAGCTGTACGAACCCTGCAGGCTGCTCAACAGTGGTTCGTCAATAAATAAAATTTTAAGGAGCCATTATGCGTAAGCTAACAATGGCGTTCCTATTCTGCCTAGCAAGCTCTATAGCCAACGCCGAGCCGTTTCCTAGTAGTAAAAAGGTAATTTGCGATCAGTTGCCTGTTGTACTTGAAGCACTATCTACTAAATTTAATGAAAAAGTAGTTTGGGTAGGCAAAGACATTCAAGACGGCACAGCCTATGTGCTGACTGTAAACGACAAAGATCATACTTGGACCTACCTGCAAAGCGATGGTAGAGTTGCTTGTATACTTGGGCTAGGCACAGGCAGTACGTTACAGATAGGTGATCCAGTCTAGTATTAAATACTAGATGAATCAATTACTAGTGGTCACGTGCTATCGTGATATGCACCAGTTTCTAATACAAGCTCAAAGCATATCACGATTTTTAGAACCTTGTCGGGTCAATGTAATAGTCAATGAAGTTTACTTTGGCCCATGGATGCAATGGTTTGATCAAAACTGCAAACAGTATTTTTCTCGGCATGAGTTGTGTATTCTTACATGGCAGGATTTCTTTGATCATCCTACCCAACAGTGCAAACACGAATACGACAGACAGCAGATATACAAACTGATTTTTGCTACAAAGACCAACAGCGACTATCTAATACTTGACACCAAGAACTGGTTTGCCAAGACCTGCGTACTAGATGACTTTCATAGACAAAGCCGCCCGCAGAGCGTGTTTGTAAACTTTGGAAACTTTTATATTGACTGCTGTAAAAAATATGGCGAGTATGATATAAGAGGCATTACCACACCATATCCCATAGACATCCAAGCCGCACAAAGTTTAATTGAACATCTTGGAGTAAACGGTCTAAGAGACCTGTTCAACGAGTTTTCAATTGCGCCCTGGAGTGGCACAGGTGCAAGTGAGTTTGTGCTATACGATGTGTACGCACAGTCCATTGGCCTTGAACAAGACCCTGGACAATATGTAGAATATAATGCCATATTTGAACTAGAGTCAAACGTTAAACTAGGTAAGTTAATGATACAGCAATGGCTAAAACAGTTAGAAGTACCCACAGTAAAAATGTTAACCATGCGGCAACAACTGTTTAACATGCTTACCCCAGAGTTAGTCACCGACTTAACCAAGTTCCTTGAAAACTAAATATTCTTATGAACAAAACACTCAAAACCCTGTTGTTGAGTCCATGGACAGCATTGCTGACATTGGTACTTTTAGTAAGTATAAGAATCGCTGATCCTGTCTTTGTAGAAAGCGTAAGACTACGTTACTTTGATACATTGATCAGCGCCAAAGAGCCTACACAAAATAACATTGTAACGGCCAACATAGATCAAAAAGCACTAGACAAATACGGACAATGGCCGTTTAAGCGTGATGTGTACGCGGCCATGATTGAGGACTTGTATCGTCGTGGTGCAGGTCTTGTTGTGCTAAACGTGCTCATGCCTGAAGCAGATAGACTGGGTGGCGATGCTGTATTAGCCGCCACAATGGAAAAGTATCCTGTTATCATTGCCAACGTGCCTGGCGAAGTACAAAAGAACACACCACGCAATCCGGGATCGGCTGTGCTAGGCCCAGAGTGGATTGATCAGATTATCACATACCCCGGCATCATTGCCAACATTCCACAGATTGAAAATGCCGCCGCAGGCATTGGTGGCGCACACACGCTACCTGAAGTAGACGGTGTTAACCGTCGTATTCCTTTGATATTTGGTAGCAAGGACATCTTGTATCCTAGCTTGAGTATGGAAGTGTTGCGTGTGGCTGCAGGTGATGACACATTCCAGGTCAAACTAAACGAAGGCGGCGTTGAGAAAATGCGTATTCCGAAATTTGGTCCTATCAGCACTGACAACTACGGACGCATCTGGATCGACTGGAGTCAACGTTCACAGAGCTACAGTATCACAGAACTGCCAGATGACCTTAAAGGTGCAGTGGTGCTGGTTGGCCCAACTGCCGCTGGTATCAGTAATCCTGTGCCTACCAGCATTGGCGCGGTATATCCTAACCAAGCACAAGCCGCAGTGATTGGCACCATGTTCAATGGCGTTACTATTCAGCGTCCCGACTATGCAGATGGTTTAGAAATTGTTGCCATGTTTGCAGGTGGACTGCTATTACTTTTCTTAACGAGGTATGTATATGTTGGCCTTGCGACAACTGTTATTTTGGCTGCTGGCGGTGTTTATCTCGGCCACTATCTTTACGCTAATTTTCTATTCCTATTTGACGCTACTGCCTTTACAAGTGGCACAATCCTGGTCGCTTTGCATGCCTACGGTGTCAAGTTCGTATCAGAGTTCCTCCAGAAGCAGGCCATAAAGAAACAGTTTGCTGGCTATTGCTCAAAAGAAGTTGTGGAGATGTTGCAGAAAGATCCAGAGCTTATCAAGCGTGGTGTACGCAAAGACGTTTCAGTTATGTTCAGTGACCTGCGCGGCTTTACTCCTATTGGTGAACACTATGGCGATGACGTTGCTGGACTTACCAAATACATGAACGGTTACATGGATGCTATTAGCAAGCCAATGCTAGATAACAAAGGTATGGTTATCAAGTATGTAGGCGATGCAAGTATGCACATACATGGTGCTCCTATTGATGATCCAGACCATGCCAAGACCATTGTCAAAGTGGGTCTTGAAATGTTGGATGCTGTTGATGAGTATACCAAGATCATGGAAGCACAAGGCCTACCTCCTGCCGCAATGGGTTGGGGTTGTAACTCAGGCATTGGCTTTATTGGTGAAATGGGTAGCACTGAACGACACAGCTACGACATCTTAGGTGACATGGTTAGTACAGCCGCTCGACTAGAAGCTCGTTGCAAAGCCTATGGAGTTTTGTGTATAATAGGTGCAGAGACATACAATAGAACCAAAGACGATTTCTTCTACTTGTTGCTGGATAATCTACAGCCAAAAGGCAAGACTGTGGCAGACTTGATCTACACAGCCTTGCGTACCAAAGGCGCTGACTATACCAAGGATCGTGAACAGCACAATAAAATGCACGCCTTGTACAAAGCCAAGAAGTTTGATGAAGCTGCCGCTATGTGTAAGAAGTTAATTGGCAACTTTGGCGGACAGATGGACAAGTATTATAAGATCTGGATCGAACGTTGTGAGTTTATGAAGCAACAAGACTTGCCAGACAACTGGAACGGCGAGTTCGTCGCACATGAGAAATAATTTACTGACAGCTTGGATTTTTGATCAATGGGTTTACGTTTTCTTACAGCTATACTATTGGCCCTATCATTTGGCAGCAATGCCCTCGCCTATGGACTCACTGCTAAAAGCTGGCTTGTGTCCGACAGCGACGGCAAAATAGTACAAAGCGAAAATATAGATGAAGTACGAAGCATTGCAAGCATCACAAAACTGCTCACAGTTATCACAGTTCTAGACGCACATCAAGATCTAGACCAACAGTTAGAACTAAGCACCAAGCTACGTGATCGTTTACCACGCAAAGGACAAACACTGAGTCGTGGCACACTGATAGAACTGGCCATGGTCAACAGCGATAACCGTGCCGCACAAACACTATGTGAACATTATCCAGGTGGGTTTGAAGCCTGTGTGATTGCAATGAACGCAAAACTAATCAGCCTGGGCATGATACACAGCAGAGTATTTGAGCCCACCGGACTGGATGCACGTAATCAAAGCACTGCTAGAGATCTTATACAACTTGTACGTGCTGGCCGTCACTATCAACCCATAGTAGATGCCGCAAAGAAAACTCGCATTGAAATCAAAGTTAAGAAAAAGTGGCTTATCTTTCCGCAGACAAACAGTCTAGTAGGCAAGACCCAACGAGTGATTGTTAGCAAAACAGGATGGATAACTGCCAGCGGCGGTTGTTTAGCAATGATGATTGCCACAGACCTAGGTGATCGTGTTGTGGTTGTTATGGGTAGCAAAAGCACCCGTACACGCATTCCTGAAGCTGAATTTATTGCTGATATGAGGGAGTAGTGCCGCTTACTTTATACGGCGCACACTACGCGGTGCAGTGAAATTTCGCGGACGCATTTACCGTTACGACTAACGTGCCCTAAGGTGGGTTCATTTGCCTTTTGGCTTTGTTTCTTTCACTTCTTCTTCTTTGGGAAACTTTGCTAGGTGGTCTGCTTCGTCCATGGCTTCATGGAACTTGGCATTAGCGGCTGCTTCAACCTTTTGCGTTTCCATAACACGATCTGATTCAATCATCTTACCGCGTAGATGTAAAACTGTATTGACCTTTTGATTCAGTCGAATCAAGTCATTGTCCAACATACGAATACGATCAATCAGCGCAATCAAAACTGTGTTTGCTTCTGAGATAACAGGCTTGACTTCTTCTGTTGCCCATTTCCAAACATACTGAATAATGTATCCTAGTCCGACAGCCATTACAATCGGGAATCCATACTTGTTGACTAATAGTGCTATATCGTCCATGTTAGATCCTTGTTAGATAACCAAGTATAAAACCCAAGATAAATCCAACTGCTAAAGATTTGTATAGGTCTCTGTCATGCCAGACTGGTTGAGCTTCTAAATATCGTTGCATCTGTGGGCTTAGACTATCCCACCAACGTTGATATTTTCCCATTAGTCTCTCCTTGCATCGTTCTTACCGTCTGCGCGAGCAATACGGTCAACGTCTGGTTTAAGACCAAGTGCATTTGATACGATTGTATCAATGCGTACTACATCGTGGTTCATTGTTCTAACACGGTTGTCCAGCGCGGTAATGATACCGGCCATGCCTTTGATAGACCCTAGTACACCGCCTAGCAACAGTTTGATAGTTAGATACACAAAGTATCCACCAGCAAGAGCCACTGCTACTGGCATTCCCAGGTCACCGATGATTTTGAATATATCTCCCATCGAGACGCTCCTTATTGATTTTATTGTATAGGTATTTATGGGCAACTGATGATTTTGGGCTAGGGCAATAAATAACATATGGACACTTTTGCCAGGGATAAAAACAAAAAATGAATTTCATCGATTATTCGGAAATAGCCTATAACGCATTTGGTTTCAGCAGTAAACAGCAAGAAACAGCTAAGAGAAAGCAAGACATCATTGACACGGTTGTTGCCCATTACGGGGTAAAACCACGTAGCGTGTTGTTTGTTGGCTTCAACCCTGCTATCTTAAACTACGATAGTAGTGTGTCAGTGACTGTAACACAGGTCACTGATGACATTTTGGACTATCTGCGACAGCATAATCCTGCTATTAAAAATCTAGCATGGGATCATGCACTGCCTGGAGAAGACAGTTTTGATCTAGTGGTTGCAATGGACGAGTTTTTAACCTTTGCAGAAACTGAAACAGAACAACAAGCCAACTTATCCAAAATTTGTAATCTGGCATCATCGCTAGTGATAACTACACTTAGAGACTACAAAAATCAAAGTTTCAAGGACAGGGAGTTTAGTATTCCCAGTGTGGTAAAAGGTGAAACTTCGGACCGTATATATTTGGAATATCATGACTACGATCAACAGGACCGTAATGCATGGATTAGAAATGTGTATGAAATATCCGGAAGCACACTAGGCTCTTGGCAAGGGTTTAATTGTAGACAAATGTTTTTCAAACAATGTGCAAAGTTTAGTATTGACGCAGGCGCACAGGATTTCTTGATTCACAAGAACATCATGTACAAGAGCTTGATCAAGAAAAATTATGAACATGTAATTTCAATAAGGTTCTCAAACAATGGACGTAAGCAGCCAAGTAGACAGTATAGTCAATAACTTAGTTAGAGACATCGAGTCACGAGTTAATGCTCGTGTAGACACACTAATTTCTAATGCGTTGCAAAAACGTTTAGAAGACTTTGACTATGAAAAGAAATTAAATTATCTAGCCAGTATCAAACTTGATACCTTGCTGGGTAACATGAACGTTGATCAAAGTAGGGTACAAGAAAGACTTGATCAAGTTTCAGACACAGTGGTCAACAACTTTGAATCTGAAGCCAGACGGTTGGCCAGTGATCACGTCAGACAAAAACTTTACAACGAAGTTGATGTTAACCATCTTGTAAGAGAAATCATTCTTACAGAAATAAACAAAAAACTTGCTACCTTTGCGTTTCCTCGCTCCAGCATTCCGGGCGAAGCAATCAATTCCAAAACACTGGTTGTATCAGGTAACAATATCAAGGGCGGCATTATTGAAAGTTTCAGTTCAACTGGTATAGAAGATAAAAGTTCCAATGTGCAAATGACCTTGTTGGATCAAGGCGTTGTGATTGAAAACAAAATGATCACGCTGGGACTGGAAGTCAAAGGACAAACAGTTATAGAAGGTGACCTGCACATCAAAGGCAACTTGCCAATGGACAGTGAATTCTTCCAAAAGATTATTTCTAATACAGTTGACGCCACTAGAACCAGTTTGGATGCAGATTTGTTTGAAGGCTTCAGCAACACCATCTTTGAACGCATTCGTGAAAATGGCATTGACATTGACAAGCTATTGGTCAATGGACAAAATCTAGTAGAAGGCAACAAACTCAGTTACACAATCAACGATACCAACATCACACGCCTGGGTGTGGTGCGTGATTTCCAAACAATAGGTGATTCATTTATTGGTCAAACTCTGTATGTCACAGGCAAACGAATTGGCATCAACACACAGAATCCAGCACATGCACTCACTGTATGGGACGAAGAAATTGAACTTGGTGCTGGCAAACGACAACGTGATCTTGCCTGGTTTGGTGTGCCTCGTGAGCAGTCTTTGGTTATCAGTGCTAACCAACAAGACAACTTGATCATCAACAAAGACGGTAGCGTAAGTATTAACAAATTAGTATTAAACCAAGTGGAAATTTGTACCAGTGCTGGTACTCCAAAAACAGCCGCACCACGTGGAAGCGTTATGTTTAACAGTGATCCTGTGCCGGGCAGTCCTGCAGGTTGGGTCAGCATGGGCGGTGGTGCTTGGAGCCGTTTTGGTACATTAGGTTGACAGCAATACATCATTTCGCGTATACTAGGGCGTATGTTCGATTATCTTGTCACAGCTCTTATGTTCGTTGCAGGCCTCGGAATGCTCTGCATAGTAATCATTGGCTTTGTTAAAATAATCGATCTTTTCTTAAACGAACTTAGTGATCGCGACCCTTGGAAATGACACACAAACGAATTGGCTTTGCTTGCAAATGGATCAATGCCCCTGAAGAAGTAGCAGGCAAGCGTCCTGCAAGCACGGACCATAATACTCGTAGCACCACAGTGGCCTGGCTCAACCGTCAGACACGTGATGTGGCAGTAGAACGCCTATGGGACATCGTACGCGATAATCTACAATCAACCCTTAAACTTGTTCAACGTGTTGGAGGTATGCCACATGAACGTCGTATGGTGCGTATTGGTAGCGATATTCTTCCTATGTACACTCAGCCTGATTGGTGCTGGTTTTATCAGCAACCTGATGTTAGAGCGTATGCCGAAAAACATTTTGCAGAAGTGGGACGGGTGGCTCGCGCCCTTGACGTGCGCCTCAGTTTTCATCCTGGCCAGTATTGTGTTCTTGCAAGTGACAATGACAATATCGTTGAGCGTAGTATTGAAGAGTTTGAATACCATGTAGACATGGCGCGGTGGATGGGCTACGGCGCTACTTGGCACGACCATGGTTTTAAGATAAATGTGCATCTTAGCGGGCGCGGTGGGCCTGCAAAATTCCTACAGACTCTGGGTCGCATGACTCCCGAGGCTAGGAATCTAATTACCATCGAGAATGACGAGATGAAATATGGATTGGACGTTACTCTTGCTGTTGGTGAACATGTGGCTCTTGTTCTTGACATTCACCATCATTGGATCAACTCGCATGGCGACTACATCCTGGCAGAGGATGATCGTGTTCGCCGTGTTATTGACAGTTGGCGTGGTACTCGTCCTGTTCTGCACTATTCTGTTAGTAGGGAAGATGTTCTTCTGGCTCATTGCCCCCGAACTCGTCCCGATTTTGAGAGACTTATTGCAGGAGGTCATAAAAAGCAACACCTTCGGGCACACAGCGACTTCTATTGGAACATGGATGTAAACGATTGGGCTTTGAGTCACTTACCCTGGGGTGACATCATGTGCGAGAGCAAAGCCAAGAACCTTGCCAGCGAGCAGGTTTACAACCGGGCTAAGGAATTGAAAATTTTATGAGTTATCTATTTACAAGTGAAAGTGTCAGTGAAGGACACCCAGACAAGGTAGCAGATGCAATCAGTGATGCTATTCTGGATCTAACACTACGCACAGAAGACAAGAGTGCCCGTTGCGCCTGCGAAACATTGGTTACTACCAATCGTGTGGTGTTGGCTGGCGAATACAAAAACGCTATTCTACACAGCGAAGAAGTAGACTCTACTGTGCGTAGAGTAATCAAGAACATTGGTTACGAGCAACCTGGCTTTGATTGGCGCACAGTTGAAATTACCAATCTGTTACATGCTCAGAGTGCAGACATTGCACTGGGCACAGATAACTTTGGTGCAGGTGACCAAGGCTTGATGTTTGGTTATGCCTGTGATGAAACAGACAGCTACATGCCTAGTGCTATCTACTGGAGCCATAAGATTGTTGAACAATTGGCTAAGATGCGTAAGAACCACCCAGACTGGTCCTGGATTGGGCCAGATGCCAAGAGTCAGGTCACGTTTGAATACGATAACAGCAATAGTCCTGTGCGTATTGCCAAGGTTGTGTGCTCTACACAGCACAGCGAGGACGTCAGCATTGAACAGGTGCGTTTTGCGGTTGAAGGTATAATTCGCGGCGTGTTACCAACGAGGTATGTAGATGACAACACTGAGTTTCATATTAATCCTACTGGGCGTTTTGTTATTGGTGGTCCTGATGGAGATACTGGGCTCACGGGCCGGAAGATTATTGTGGACACTTATGGCGGATATAGTCCACACGGTGGTGGCGCTTTTAGTGGGAAAGATCCTACAAAGGTTGATAGGTCGGCCGCGTACATGATGCGTTGGATTGCCAAGAACATTGTGGCAGACGGGCGTTGGGGTGCTAAATGGGCTACCTGCCAGATCAGCTATGCAATTGGCCTAGCAGACCCAATGAGCTTTTATGTTGAAACAGAAGATACTGCACTGAGTAGACATCTAAGCGAGTACATTCCAAAATTAGTTGATCTAACACCAAAAGGAATTATTGAGCAGTTTGATTTGTTTCGTCCTATCTATAGTCAGACCACTAACTATGGACACTTTGGTAAAAGTTTGTTACCCTGGGAACAGATTAATTTATTCAAGTCATAAAAAAAGCCCCTTTCGGGGCTTTTTTATTTCTTAGGCTTCTTGGCAGGAGCCTTCTTAGCTGGTGCTTTAGCTGGTGCTGGCTTCTTAGCTGCCTGCTTTGGCTTAGGAGCCTTCTTAGCCGCTACCTTTTTAGCAGGTGCTTTTTTGGCTGGCTTGGCTTCTTCTACCTTGGCTGGTGCTTCTACAACTGGTGCAGGGGCTGGAGCAGTTTCTACTCCCGCAGACTTAGTAGCACCATCAAGTGGGTGACTTGATGTAGTGTCGGCTTTTTTGTTTGAGTTATACAAAACCCAACCCAAACCTGCAACAATTAGCAATCCGATGATTAATTCCATTTTTGATCTCCTTCGAAGTTGATATGGATGAAATATTTATTGGTTTGATTTGGCCAAGGAAAAATTAGTATTTGATCACTAAAAACAGTTCTATGGGCACATTACTATGTTGCACCGCAGCATAGATAAGTGTATAATGCAAACATGACGCCAGCATTGGGTCATAGCATTATGAACATTTCGTCTAAAGGAGAAAACCATGTTCAACACTACTGATACCGTAATTGATACAGTTACAACAGCACAGAAGCAAGCAATCAAGTTCATTCAGAACGATGCGATTGCAAAAAGCCTAACCGAGTTAGTTGATGTACACGCTGAATCTGCTAAAACAGCAGTCAAGGTTGGTACTGATGCATTCACTACCGTGAGTAAAGAATTGGTAAAAGCGGCTCAAGAAACAGCCAAATACGACTACAGCAAGCACTTCGCAGAGTTTGCTGAATCTTTTACTAAAGCATTCACTCCAGCGAAATCCAAGTGATTCGCAGATTTTTAGACGGGTTATGGATGTGGGCAGAAGCATATGGCACAGCCCGTGCCGCGGCCCATATGGCTCGTCTAGGAATGTGGCGCGAAGCCCAGCAACTTATGGAGAGAACATAATGACCTCCGTTAAAGAGCTTTGGGAAAGAGTACAAGAGATGTTTCGCACTCCCAGTGAATTTGAAATGTGGATAGCAAGTCGTCATCCACAGAATGCGGCAGATCTTGAGAATTTGATCAAACAGTGGAATTACCGCCAGTTTCGTCAAACCTACTAACTTCACGTAATGTTGTAAAAAAGCAACAAAAAAAGCCCCATAAATTGGGGCTTTTTTATTGGTTGACCAAAATGGCATGTTCTGTTACTATAAAACTGTAGTAAAAGAGAAAGGAGCCCAAAATGTCTGAAGTCAAACTAAACGGTCTGTTCAAAGTAACTGTTACTGAATACGAGCGTGGATGGGGACAGCGTGTTGATCCTAACGATACCAAGTTCTTTACTACCCTGGAAGAAGCCGAAAAATATGCGGCACATTGGGAAGAAGGTGGTAGCCCAGACTACTTCTGGAGAGCCCGGATCGAAAAAATTGGTTGACACAAAAACCGATTTATTGTACAATACGGATAATCAACTTTGGAGATTCCTATGTTTAAGCTGAGCCTGTTTATGTTATTTGTTGCATTCTTGATTGTGATTGGCCCGCTGGCTACCATCTGGGCAATGAATACACTATTCCCTTCGCTGACCATTCCCTACACTTTTGAGACCTGGGCGTCTGTTGTTATTCTTGGCGGCCTGTTCAAAACCAGTGTGTCAGTGAAACGATAAATGGTTGACCATAAATATCATTTCGCGTAAACTACGAACATCATGAAAAAGACACGAGAAACAATTCGACTTGAAGCACCGAAAAAGCATCGGGCTCACTTCGTGCTGTTCGCAGAAAATTCTCCTTTCCGTCCACAGCGGGTAGAGAACAAGCGAGCATATTCTCGTCGTCCCAAGCACGTTAAAGAACTTTTTTCAATCAACTAGGAGAGACTATGTCCACCCTTGAGAAAGCCGCAAACACGGCTATCTTTGAACGTCAGCTGTCGTTCAATCGTGCGGTCCAGTTTGTTACTAGACAAGCTGGTGTTTCCACCAAAGAAGCCGAATCGGCTCTGCGCGGTGTGATGCTGTGGTATCGCGCATAATCTTCTTGTCTGTTTTTCTGTCGGCTTGTGCCAGCACAACACCGATACCGCCTAGTAGCAGTCTGTCTGAACTCAAGCCTGACTGCAAGAACGCTGGTATCCAACTACGCTGGTTGCAAGCTCAGATCAAACAGGTTGGCTATGATCCCAAAGCAGAGGACTTAATATGGCAAATTCGAAGTACCTGTATGCAAGAATTGCCGCGGCGTTCTTACTAGTCAGCATGGTTGGTTGTGCAAGCCAGCAACAACCACGAAACGTTATGTTAACTGAAGCAGATCTCAATCATTATCAGTTGAGCTGTGCTGACAAGGACAATCAGATTGCATTCTTGAAAATGCAAATGCCTTCCAGTCATACTGTGCATGAAAATCGATTCCAGCTGTACGGAATGGGTGTGTTGACCACTGCACTGGATGGTACCTATTCTGAACGCCGTAGCATTGACCGAGGTTGGAATCAGGCTTTGATCAAACGACATATTCGCTGGCTAGAAACCTGGTGTGAATAATGAAAAAGATTTTTCTATTACTGCTACTGCCCGCAACGATTGCTCACGCAGATTGTTTTCTGCGTAGTACCACTGTGAGCGAAGCCAAGGTAAAGATCCAGCGTCAGAGTGATGTGCAACGCGATGTGCGTTTGCTCAGCGACGATGTGCTACAATGCACCGCGGTGTTTAGGGTCATGGTGAACAACAACTGGTTCACTGTACAAGGACAGTCCAAAGGATCCACTGCACTAGGTGAAGCACAGGTGTGTGCTCAAGCACAAAACCTAGGCCGTGCCAGATTCCTAGAGCAACTGGGCGGAGTAGAAACATCTGCTCAACAAGAACTGGTATGCACAGATCAGGACATACCCAAACACAAACTGGTAAACCTAGGTGACCGTATTCGCGAAAGTGAAGTAACACCAGATCCAGACGCTCCGCAGAGCTTTGCATGGCAGGGCATGGAATGTCGCCGTTTTTTGGAGACTGTGCCATATGGTGTAGGTTTCCTTCAGAACCGAGGAATCATCTGTAGGATTGATGACCGAGGTACCTGGAAAGTGGTTAAAAAATGGGAACACTTTCGAGGTTGACCATTAATTGGATTTCGTTTACAATCAAGTTATCGTAACTCGTATCAAAGAGGTGTGTATGAAAAAACTGTTTGTTCTATTCTGTGTAGCAGTAGCATTAACAGGTTGTGGTACTGTAAAAGGTGTCGGCAATGACATTAGTGGAATGGCCGATTGGACTAAAGAGAAAATGACAGGAAAGTAATTATGAAACGATTTATATTTCTAGCACTGGTAGCAAGTCTACTTGCCGCATGTAGTTCTGCTCCTAGTAATCCTTACGAAAAGCGAGCCTACGAAGAACAGGAACGCAAAGAGAAGCTGGTTGAACGTGCCATCGACAAGGCACCCAACTGGATGACTAAACTGCCCGAAAGCAAAGGTGCTGTTTATGCCAACGGTACTGCGACCAGTCCAGACTTTGCCATGGCTGATGAAAAAGCCAAGGTGATTGCGTTTGGCAAGGTGTGTATGGCCGCAGGTGGCGAAGTGGACAAGCAGAGCCGTGTGTTCCGTTCGGACATTGGTGAAACATCTGCAGAAAACAGTGAAATGGCAATTCGTGCCATGTGCCGCAAGGTGGATGTAACTGGTGCAGAAATTGTGGAAATCAAGCGTGTGAGTGAAGGCAGTCGTTTCCGCAGTTATGTGCTGGTAGCACTGCCCATGGGCGAAGCCAACATACTACGCCGTGAGAAAGTGGACGAAAAGATTCGTGCAGGAACTGTGCGTCGATCCACAGAAGCTTTCAAGGAAATGGACGCTCAATAAGCATTCAGTTAAAGCCCTCCCTGCGGTACTTAAATACCGTAGCGGAGGGCTTTGTCATGGCTAGACCATATTTAATAACCCAATATATGAACGCTGGATTGCCTTGCATCAGCGAGCAAAAACGTTTGCCCTACCGTCCGGAACCGCGTGAAGTTGATGCATTATATAGGGCTATTAATCGACACGTGTTTGACAACCAACTTACCCAACCCGAAATCATCATTGGACAACTTAAAAAATGCTGGGGTCGTTGCAGTTGGGAAGACAACCTACAAAGACGTGGCAGTTGGGGCAAACCAGGCACCTGGTGTAAAATTGACCTTATGGACAAGTACATCAGTCCACAGTGGTTCTGCACTACTCTAGCACATGAGATGGTGCATCAGTGGCAATGGGACATTTATCGCTGGGACCACATCAAAGAATTTGGGCGTGAAATGTATTGGGACTCAGGCGCACATGGCCCTAGTTTTCACACCTGGAGAGAAACCTTTGCACACTGGGGTATTCCTCTCAAACTGGCGCACAGCCAGAAACGCTGGTACCGTCATCAAGACCTATTCAAGGCTTGACAACTGTTACTATAATCAACTATAATTTGCTATAAATCAACCATGGAGTGAGTATGCCAAATTTTGTACCTACGGTTTTAGAAAAGACCAGCCACGGAGAACGTGCCTATGATATCTACAGCCGTTTGCTCAAAGACCGTATTGTGATGCTGGACACTGATGTAAACGAGCACAGTGCCAGTCTTGTAGTTTCCCAACTGTTATTCCTAGAAAGCGAGAACCCAAATGCAGACATCTTATTTTACATCAACAGCCCCGGCGGCGTCGTTACTGCTGGAATGGCAATATATGATACTATGCAGTTCATTAAACCTGATGTTTCTACCATTGTACTTGGCCAAGCCTGCTCTATGGGAAGCCTCCTTGCCCAAGCAGGAGCAAAAGGCAAGCGCATGATTCTGCCCAATGCTCGCCACATGATTCACCAGCCCTCGGGTGGTGCAGGCGGGCAAGCAACAGACATGGAAATCCAAGTAAAAGAAATCCTTAAAATGAAGCGTAATCTAACGCAGATCTACGTGGAACACAACTCTGCTGGCAAGCTGTATGATGAAATTGCCGCAGACATGGAACGTGATTTCTTTATGAGTGCTACAGAAGCTGTGGCCTACGGACTAGCGGATCAGATAGTCACCAAACGATAGCAAATTCCTAAACTAGCGCCATTTGCACCCTGCAATAAATACACAATCAGGGTGCAAAAATGCGTTTAGAAGAATTTGATATATCGCCAGCAGTTGAGTTCCACGATGAGCTGAATCCAGCTCTGTGGAGCCGTGATCAACTGCTACCAGACGTGCGTGAGAAACTGCTGAAAATTGCCGCAGATTTTCAGCAGTTTATTGGCGTTGATTTATACGATATTGTAGACGTTACAATATCAGGCAGTAATGCCGCTTTTACATACACACCAAACAGTGACATTGATCTGCACTTGGTTGTAATGGTTCCCGAAGATCACAACAAAGAACTGCGCGAACTGTTTGATGCTAAAAAGTATCAGTACAACGATCAATTTGATTTCAAGATTCACGGCTACGATGTAGAAGTTTATGTACAGGATGCAGAACAACCACATCACAGCATGGGCATCTACAGTATTAAAAACAATCGCTGGTTGCAACAGCCCAAGCGCACCAGAGCCACAGTGGATGACTCCAGTGTAGAACACAAATACAGATCCTATGTCAAACGCATTGGTCATGCACTAGAACATGGCACGCCTATCGAACTAAAGAATCTCTGGGACCATATCAGAGACATGCGTAAGGCCGGTCTTGCCAGTGGCGGCGAGTTCAGTGTTGAAAATGTTACCTTCAAAATGCTACGTGCCGAAGGACATATCAAGGATCTCAAAGATCACATGACTGCTCTAAAAACTGCTGAGTTTAGTTTGGAGTCTGCATGATAACCAATGCATTCCAAAAGCAGTTTATCCCCACACGCTATAGAGATATTTCTATAGAATTTGTCTACGAAGATGACAATGTGGAAATACATCAGCTGAAAGAAACCAGCCTGGATGCAGTATGGACCGCAACTGCCGCACAGCCTGGACATAACGTACTGTCAGCATTGCCTCCAACCAGATGCTATCGTCCAGACGTAGAACTCAACAGATCCAGACTGCCCACAGAACCAACAACATCCATACAATTCATTTTTCCAATGCTATGGATCAAATTCAAGAACAGCGCCATGCTCAGCAAGGTGTATGAATTGGTTCCAACAGATGGCACCTATGTATGCTGGCACTCCTACTTCAATGAAGTGGACACCAACAAAGACATCAACATCTATGAATTTAGACTGGCATATCCAGAATACGATTACATATTCCAATTGCCTGTTATACGTGAGCTAGGACGTCAAGCCAACATTGTGAGTCTGTGCGTCGATGTTGACCGTGTGCAGGATGTGTACAAAAAAATTGTAGACAATTTCATTCAGACAACCAAAAACAATTTAGAAAATAGATTGTATCATTCTTGGTTTTCTCTTACCAGCTATCTTACCATGCTGGTCACACTGGACATTGATAGACCACTGCCTGGATCTGACAACAAGATAAAATTTGTACCATTTGTACTAGCAGACAAAATTAACCTACACTATCAAGACCTATGCGACTTGTTAGAAAAATCTTTAACTGCACAAACACTTGAAGACCGCATGATCGTCATGCGTACTATAAAACAATCTGTGAACACCTGGTTTGACCAAGTTGGCTTTACTAGACTTGTAAACAAGGTAGCAGGAGACAATGCCACAGCATTGTTAAAAATCACAGGCCAACATTTAACCGAAGAACTGACCAAACACCTCAATGAGGAAATAGAGCGAGTAATAAAAAATGAAATCCACTGAATTTCTCATTGAGAGCTATGAACAGCATAGACAGTCCATTGATACATTTATCAAATGGGTCTATGAAAAACTTCATATCCAATCGCCGTTGCCAAAATTAGAATTCAGCGATGAAAAAGAAGGCAATGACCAAAAACGCACAGGTTGGTACAACTTTGAAACAAACACACTATGGGTCTACACAGGACATAGAAATTTAATTGACATCCTGCGTACTGTGGCGCACGAACTTGCACACCACAAGCAACGTGAAGAAGATGAAACAAAACATACTGCACCATTGAGCCAAGTTGAATCAGAAGCAGACCAAGCAGCCGGTATGCTGATTAAGATTTATGTTCGTTCGCATCCGGAGATTATCCAATGAGATATAATGATTTAATAAACGAAAACAATGCACCTGCTACCAATGACTATCAGCAGATGCAAAACTTTTTGAGTCGTAATAAAACTCCAGGTGTGCCTCCCGAGCAACAATTACCATTGGCCATGTTTAGAGAGTTGCAGAAAGCTCAACAGAACAATCAACAGTTGAGTGCAGAACTTGCAGCCGCTGAAAAACGCATCGACGTTGCAACACAAGGCGGAGAACTAACTCGCCAAGAACTAGGCAAGCACAAAACACAACTAGACAAAGAGCGCGGCGACATTGAACTACAACGTGACAAGATGACTCAGATTGACAAACAACACTCTGAGCGTGAGCAGGCCAGCGCAGAACAACTAAGACAACTAACTGGACAACTAGAGCAGATAAAACAAAAGCCTGGTGTTGATTCAAATCAAGCCAAGGCTCTTGAGAAACAGATTGCTGACCTTAAGAAGAATGGCGTAGACAAAACCAAGTACAACGAAATTCAAGATGCTGTTAACAGAATGCAGAACATGCAACGTGTTGACGATCAAACCATGCAAACTTTAATGACACAGGTTCGTGATGCACAGGCAAAAGCAGACGAGTTAGTAAAAACACGAGCCTCCGTTGGTAGTGAAATTGATCAAACATCAGCACAATTACAAAATGAAATTGACCAACTCAAACAACAACTGGCACACTTCAAAGAAGTAGAGCGCAAGGTATCCAAACTGGATCCAATGGTGCAAGATGTTATCGCTCCCAAGGTAGACAAGTTAGTCAGACGTCAACAGGCTGTGGACAACATAAACGCCAGAGACATTGCTCAGAGTTTTGCTAAAAAAGAAATCGCCGGCGGTGTTAAAAACATGCTCAAGCAGCCAACCCCTGCTCCTAATCCACAAATGGATCTTCCTGGCATTCCTCCAGCAACTGCACAAGCACCGGCACCTACTGCACAAGAACCTGCTGTGCCTAACTATGATGCACAAAGACAAGCAAGTGATCTTGTGAAGCGTGTTAAGGGTGCTGGCCCCGATCGTCTTAAATCAGTTTACGAAAGCCAACTACTAAAAGCAATTGAATGGGCAACAGGTAAAAAATGAGGTACAGCGAAATCATTGAAAACATGGACCACGACAAAGATGGTCGTGCAGTAGAAGAACTTCGTGCGGCACTAGAAGCACACAAAGATCGTCTACAGTCTGCCAGCGACAACGAAGTCTATGA